CCACAAGGCTTACCTGTTTTAACATCTACCCAATTTTCAGCAAACCAACGGGTTAAACCACCCTTTGCTCTAGGATTAGGTTTACTTTTTGCCACTTTTCTTTTTAGTAGAAGGTTTCTTCTTTAATACTTTATACGTTCCACCACGTTTTTTGTATTCTTGAACGAGCCAAGCATTAGCATAAGCAGAAGGATATACCTTAAACTTACGCTTTGCAGCCTGTTTTACTCTTTCATAGAGTTCTTTATCCGCAGGAACATTGACCACGTTTTTTACCTCCCTTCTTTTTCTTTTTCTTTTTTTTCATTCCAGTATGGTAAGGCATAAGCAAAAAGAGTAACTTAATATATTCTAAACGCAGTCTGCCCTAATGTCTCTGGTTTTGCCAGATTAAACTGCTGTAGACAAAGATAACCAAATGCGTCAAAAGCATGATCTACACCTAAATTCTTATTAGGAAGACCTGTATTTGGTGCATATGTAAGAGTTCTAAGTGCTTTTATCAATTCTTTACATCTTGGATGAATAAAAGTTCTCTGATCTCCATTTGCATCAAGCAACGCAGTATTAACAGCAGTGATCTTATCTCTAATTTTCCAGGGTGATTTAGGACTCATAACAGTAAAACCACTACGTCTAAGGATATTATGATCCGTAACTCCAACTCCACTTGTTTTTCTTGCACTACCCGTTGGATCAGGACAAGCAATAATCCTACGATCAACTCCATACCTTCTTGTAACTTCTTCTGCAAAATCCCATGTGGTAGCACCTCCTGTCAGCATGATTTCATCAAAGACATACAAATTGTTGCCATGCTTATAAGCACAGATTCCTGCCATAGGGTCAACGTTAAAATCTAAACCCAACAACAAGGGCAGCATATGTAAATCAGCTACTTCCTTGTCAATATTGGCATCACTGAAGCTAACAGCAACCAAACCAGTAAGATTCTCAAAACTAGCTTCAAATTCCTGTCTAAATGTCCTTGCATCTAATTGCGACCTAGCTGCTTCAACTTCCTCTGGTGCAACATTACCCCCCTGTATCGTAGTAAAACTCCACCTTTTCCAATCATCCCACTCCTGTTCTCCACAAAAACACCACATATCATAAAACCAGCTTGCAGTTCCATCAGGAGTACTGATAAACAAAGCCCACCCCTGTTTATCGGCTAGAGCAGGTCTTATTACTTCAGCCCATACATCTCGATCCATAAAGGCTGCTTCATCTAATACAACCCCTGCTAGACTCCTACCCCTCAATGCCATCGCATTTTCTGTACCCTTTAATTCAATAGTTGATCCATTTATTAATTCCAATCTCAAATCAGTTTCATTTTTACTCTGAACCCACACCTTCGGCACTAACTTCTTTAATTCTTTCCACGCAATATCCTTTGCCATCCTATAAGTAGGAGCACAATAAAAATAAGTCTCCCCAGGTCGATTGATGGCTCCTCTAAGCAATTCGATACAGGATAAATATGATTTACCAAACCTTCGCCCTGCAACCAACACCCGAAATCTTTTATCACAATTAAATACCTCCCCTTGTGCGTACCTTAAACTGATTTCTGGTTTGTTTTTTACCGCCATACACTCAAAAATAACAGAAATTTCAATCTATACCCCCTATTTATAGCCTAATTCCGCTTTTTTAGGTTATTATTCGTTTATTAACCCCTCTCAGATTAAGTCCGTGGCTTCTTCTACTTTCCCAAACGATATTACTCCTCCAGTAGCTCAAGCTAATAAATCTCGCAGACCTAGATTTGTTGCTCGCTCTACAGCAGAAAAGGTTCAAGAACGTGCTCAACGTCTTTACTCACGCCAACTTCAAGGTCAAACTACTCGTCAACTTGTAATAGAACATTCAAAAATTGAACAAATTTCAATAACAACAGCTTGGGAAGATTGGGGTCGTGTAAAACACTGGAATACAGAAGATTGGGATAAAGATAGAGAAAATATGCTCCCTCGCCTCCAAGCAATGAGAGTTCGTCTATTCAATCAAGCAGTTAAAAAAGGTCAACTTCAAACCGCAGCACAAATTCTAGACTCTCTAGGCAAAGTAATAGGCGAATCCGTAGAAACAGTAAACATACAAGCTCCAGAACTCTCAATTAAAGTTGAGTCGAAGTAACAAAGATTTAGAATATATATTTAAGTTGCTCGCCTGGCCCTAGAAAAAAAATTTTTTGCAACTAGCCCCCCATATGCCCTTAAAATGGCCTGTATGCCTCTGTAATAGCGTTGTAATATCATTTAGGTGTAATAGTACCTTAGAAAATATCGCCTCTCTGAAGCGATCCTCGGTGAAGTAATATTTCTTAACTTAGGTATTGCTTTAATATCAGTTAGATGCTATTATGCTATTAGCTTAAAAAATGGGCAAGTACTATTGCCAATTTTTGAGCTTGAGTAATTCCAAAAACGACTACCAGAGAAACACATTTTTAAATTTGTCTATCTGGTAAACGCAAAAGGAAATACAAAAAAAGAACCTAGAAAAAAAAATAATTTATTTGTTATCTATCGGGTGACACTTGCGTCAAGTACGCTATCAATTAGACGACAGTTGATTGGTAAATGAGCCACGGTAATATCTAAAAATTATTTCATAGAAACTTTAATCCTTCCTTCTTATGATTGGTATTACTTGTATTCATCCAGAGCATGAAAATTATCTAATTAAAAATAAAATTAGATATGAAAAATGCTATTCAAAAAAGTCAAAAAGGTTATGGCTTAAAATCCATCCTATGGATGAAAGCAACCATTGGGACTTTTTTCATTCAATAGAAACTTACGTTAAATTTGTATTGGATGATTGATATGGATAAACACACCGAAAGAATACTCAAGGCAATAGACAAGTTGCCTTCCTTCGTTATTAATGAGGGTGAGATAGTTTACATGAGATTATCTCGAGATTATCAATGGGAAAAGAATCCGAAGCCAAGAAAATTTCTAAAAATTCTTGTTCAACTTCCAGATTCTGAACCATACAAAAAAGAGCATCAGGAGAATTAATTTCTCCTTTTGCTTCCTTCCTTTTTACCTTCCTAAAAAAAATGATTAAAAAAGAAATTCAATTTTATAAAAAGAATGTTTACGGTAACGAAAACATTTATTTGAAGAATGAAGTTGATTTTTGGATTTTAGGGTTAACTAATACATTAACTCTACTTCCTAGACATATCCGCAATTTAAAAAATGCGGGTTTTGAGTTTGTTCAAGTATTCGAGGACTAACAAATGAGAACTAAACTTTTATTGATTGCTTTCTTATTATTAAGTTGGCAGTCATACGCTATTATTTCTACTCTTTACGAGAGATTAGAAGCCCGTAGCAATCAAATAGAATTATTGTTTCAGGAGTTAGAAAAATGATCGAAGTTAAATTATTTTTATTAGATCATGAAGTTGCAGAAGTTCTCGAAAATATCGAGGACTTGCAACACTTACAAACTTTTATTTCTTTAAAAAAAGAAATTCATAAAAAGTACAATTCGAAAAAAGCACTACAAGAATTAAATTTCTTAGATGCTGACTTAACTGATACAGAAGAACCATTTTAAAATTATGACCTCAACAATCGAACCAAACAATCAAACAGTTTCAATTGCACATTTAGATACTAGGGATTACATAACAATCCCTAGATTTCAAATGATTCAATTGATGTACGTTTTATACTCTGATCGAATGATGATCAGAGGCGGAACACCTACCCAATTTTTCAACATACATTTTTCTAATAAAAGAAAAACAAAAAAGTTTTGGCAAAAACATTTTGCACCATACTTAAAAGACATATTCCCTTCTAAACTTCCAGAGAGAATAAAAGATAAGTTGGTATTAATGCAATGCGGACTATGAAAAAATCACCAGCTATTTATAGCTGGTTTTTTTTTAACCAAAAAAAAATTCCAGGTTGTGGAAAACTTTTTTTCATTAAAAAAAAAAAAATTAAAAAAAATAAATTAGCTTAATAAACTGAATGCAAAAATTGAATGCAAAAATTGAATGTCTTTTTATTGAATGCCTTTAAATATAAACATAAAGTGATATAATAGATAATGAAGTCTCAAAAAAAATTATGACTACTTTAACTAAAAAAGAAACAATGTACAAAAACATTGTTGAACATGGTGAAAATCTTAAAAGGGTTTTTAACTTAGATTCATCTATTGATGAAGTAAAACTTTGTAAGGCTTTATTTAGAATAGAAAATAAAGCTCATTCAATAGCAACCCAATTTTGCAATTATGGTTGTGAAGATGAGAAACAACAAGAAAAAATTATTGATGAAATTTTAAATAAAGTTGATAAACTTTTAAATTTTAAAAATCAGAATATCCCAGTTTTTTTCAATGGTGATGCTAGAGGATACACTTTAAAAATAGATTCTGACTATATGAGAGATAATAAAATTTATCCTTTTTATAGTGACTGGGGAAATTATGGAATAATTGCTCCAAGTTTTAGAGAGGCTTAATAACCTCTCTTTTTTTTGTATATTATTGTATATATACTATAAGTGTGATATCATTTTAATAGTTTATACAATATTTAAAATGCCTAAACTGAATGAACCGATGAATGAATTAATTTTTCAATCAATCATGGGAGAATATTTAATTGATTGTAATGAATACTACGAAAATCAAGGTATTCGTAAAGCATACGCCATGAATGATGAAGTCATGCTAAGGAAAATTCTTGAATGTGAGTATTAATTATGGCAATTCCAGTTATTCAAGGTTTAACGAATCAAGAAAAAACCTTTTATCTATCTTTTAGAAAAAAGTTACTACAAGATAAAAAACAATATCAAAAAGATATTAAACGTGGTGAGACTCAATACAAAAAGAGTCTTACTGCAACTAATAAAAACTTACAACTTTTAGATGATACTTTTTTATTCAACAAAAAACTATGAATTACAAAGTTACCTATGCAATTGATTCTCTTGACAGTAAACCTACTGAAAGATTTTTTGAAACTCAATATGATGCTGAAGAATGGCTTCATAATGAAGTTCAAGAAAGAATGGATTATACAATTCAACATAGTCCATATACTATCTCTGAAGAAGAATATAGAGAGATAGAAGAATATGAATATTCACTTGCAAGAATAGAGGAAATTACAAGTAACAAAGTTGAACTTATAAATGATGATTTATTTGGAGAAACAATTACTGGTTATTCAATTTCTTAATTATGACTATTAAAACTCAAAAGATAGCACTAATTAATTGTTTATTAAATTTATATAGTGCAACTAATAATGAGACTTTAAACAAGTTTTACAATGATTCAATTCATTTTTGTATTGGATTAACAAGTGAGGAAGCTACATCATGCCATGAGATAGCTGAAAGATTGTATTTAAAGGGAAAAACAAGTTATGAATAAAACAGAATTTACTGAAATCAGATTGCCTATTTACTGGGCAAGTTACATAGCTAATGGTGATGAATCAGGTTTAGAAGATGGTGAAAAAGAACTTATTGATAGTACTTTAGAACATCTTGAATTGAATAGAAGTCATTGTGCTGACGTTAAAGAAGATATTTCTTTTGAACTACCACCTAATTATTTAAGTGAATTATTAGCAGGTGATTATTGTACTTACGTTTTTTATGAATTATGAAACTTAAAAAAACTAGAAAAGAAAGAAAGTGTTATCAGTGTAAATCTCTTATTAACAAGGGAGATTTATACGGTCAAAAAAGTATAGCACTTGGAGAAAAAGTTAATGGAGAATCAGAAACTTTTGATGGTATGAATACTGTTGTTAATTACATGAGAATACCTGTAGATATGTGTAAATGTTGTTTAGAGAATAAATAAATGGATATTGAAAAAAAAGTAAGAATTTTACTGAATATTTTATCAGTATTATGTGAGTTAGCAGAAAGGGATGCTACTTTCTTTTTACCTCAAAAAGGTAATGAGATAGATTATGAAGAATCAGTTAGATATTTAGTTAGAGAGATACAGATTACCAGTAGGAGAATTGATTAATGAATAAAAAAGAATATAGGGATGATGCATTTGAAACTATTAGAGAACTAATGCGTGGTGGTGAATCAAAAGATGAAATAAAAAAGCAATTAGAAAATACTTATCCAGAAGTACATCCAAATACTTTTTATAAATGGATGAATATTGTAAAAAAAGAACCTGAGATAATACATCAAGATGATGAAAGATTTTTAAAATTACAGAATGAAAATGAAGAAAAATCTAGATTTAAAAAACAGTTATTTGACGATGCTAAAAAAGAATATTTAAAAGCTAAAAAAGAAAATACAGATCCAAAATTAATTATGCAATTACGTCAAGAATGTCGATCTTGGCTTAAACCTTACTAAATTTAAAAGCTAATTTAGCTAGCTAAAATGAAAAAAACAAAACACAAATACTATCGAGTTACAGCTAACTCAATGACCAGTTATGAGTACTACATCAAAGTACCTGATTCAATTACACCTGATGATATATGGCAACAACGTGGTGGACTTGTATTAGATGGTGGTAACTTTACTGCTATAGATAATGGGTGGGGTGGATATGGAGATTGGGAATATGATGAGTGTTTAGAAGTAGATGAAGATGAAGCTAAGAAAGAAGGTTTTGATGAGTGGGAAAAGGAGGATTTTGAAAATGATTGATAACCCATTACCATATCAAGTTGAGAAAGATGATGATGAGATTTATCTTACTAATCAATACTATGAACATTGCGCTGATAAAGCACATAAAATAGCAAAAGAATTTAATTTAAAATCAGAATTTTATGATGATTTTGCAGAATATTTTACTGACTTATGTTTAGATTCTGATGAAGGTTATAGTTTGGTAAATGATAAAAGTCTGATAGAGGAATGGTGGGAAGAAAATTCAGATATGTATGAAGATCCATCACCATATGAAGATTACGAACCTACTGATGATGAAATGATGAGTAGCTTTGGAAATAAATGGCATGATGGATTATGACTGAATTTGTACCAATAACAAGATACTCAAGATGTAAAAGATACTCTGGAGCTATAATTAAATGTCCTAAATGTAATGAATTAGGTCAGATATATCATTTAGCTTGGTCAGCTTTACAATGTCAGAATTGTA